GTACATACACTAACAATAGCGGTTTAGAAAAGATAGGTTCCGGTGAACAGGCAGGAACTTGGGGTGACACAACTAATAATAATTTAGATATTATAGATAGAACCGTAAATGGCGTGTTAACATTAACAATTAGCGGAAATACCACTTTAACTGCCAGTGACGGAACGTTGTCAAATGGTCATTATAAAATAGTTATACTTTCTGGAACACCTGCAACGGCTTTTAATCTTACCATTGATCCTAATGATCAACAAAAATGGTATATATTTAAAAATAGCACTGGTCAAACAGCCACAATAAAGCAAGGTGGTGGCTCAGGAACAACTGTATCAATAATTGATGGAACAACTAAAATTGTTTATGCTGATGGAACAGGGTCAAATGCAAATGTTGCCCTAGTTCCTACAGATCTAATAAACGACACAACACCACAGCTTGGTGGTGATTTAGATACAAATGGTAATTCTATACTTTTTGGTTCTAGTAAATGGGCAATAGAACTAGATACTGGTGATAACGATCTTCTTTTTAAATATAATGGAACAACAGTTTTTAAATTAGCATCAAGTGGTGCAGTAACTTCAGCGGATAACATAACAGCTTTTGGATCTCCATAATGACTTTAGCGGCTTCGGGTGCAATATCAGCTTCAGATATAAGAACTGAATTTGTTGGCGGCAGTGCAGCCGTTGACATGGCTAGTTATTATCGTGGAGCAAACACAAATGTTAGGTCTAATGCTGCTAATAATACAGCAACAAACTTAGCATCGGGTGTTCCTACAAGTGGTGCCATAAGCTTTAATGATTTCTATTCACAAGCCAAAGGATGGCAAAAAACCTTTTCATCTAATGCTACACAACAATCTGGCACAGGTATATTTGGTGATGATTACGCAGTAGATTATCCTAAGACAATTATTATAAATGCAGGAGTTAATGTTTATAGTACGGCTTCTGGTACACCTGCTATAACTTTAGCAACTGGTGGTTCTGGTACAATAACAGTAACAAACAATGGTAATATCTATGGACAAGGTGGTGCAGCTGGAGCAGATGGTGGAACAGCTTTAAAAGCAGATGTTGCTATAACATTAAATAACAATAGTGGTGCTAACCTCAAAGGTGGAGGTGGCGGTGGTGGCACTGGTGGAACAGGTGGTAAGGGTGTTTATACTGCCAATGCCACGTTTTCTAATTTAGTTGATCAAGGAGGTGGAGGCGTTTCAACACCACAAAATAACTCTCCAAGCTGGTTTACGACTTATGGTGGTTCTGGAAATAATTTAGATGGAGTTGGCGTTGTAGGTGACAGACTATGGGGTGGTATTGGAGCGCAATTTGGCAGAGGTATTAATCCTGCACAATTTGATTTGAATTCTCTTGGTGGTGCAGGAACAGGTCTTTCTGGTAGCTGCGCTAACAGAGGTCCTATATATTTTTCTGCACAAACAAATACCACTGGTGTTTATACTGTTTCTGCTAGTATTAGTTCTCTATATGGTAGTGGATACGGAACACCTACTATATCTGTAAGCACAAGCACATCAAGTGCAGGTACATCTGTTTCTAATAGTGGTACAGCAGGTATAACTGCATCAACAACTACATATTTTACTGTTTATGGAACCACGGCTCATCAAGGAACAAATTCTCCAAATTTTTATTATAATTCATTAAGCGGTTCTGTTTCTGGTACATGTTTAGCAACACAAGCAGGTGGATCAGGTGGTGCAGGTGGTGTTGGTCAAGGTTTTGCACAGTCAGCAGGCTCGGGATCAGGCGGCAGTTCTGGTTCTAATAATGCTGGTAACGGAGGCACTGGTGGAGCTGGTGGATCGTTAGGTTCTAGTGGCTCAACTGGAGCAACGGGTTCTAATGGTTCAGGAACAAGTGTTAGCTTTCCAGCAACTGCGCCAACAAATGGCACATCGGGATCTGCAGGTGGTTCAGCAGGCTATTACATTTTAGGTCAAAGTAATGTATCATTAACAGATAATGGTACAGTAGCAGGGAGAATAGGTTAATGACTTATATACCTTTAAAATTTAAGTCAGGCATAGTTTCAGATATTACTCCTTTTAGCAACGAAGGTGGATTTGTAGATTGTGATAAAATAAGGTTTAGACTTGGCACACCCGAAAAGATAGGTGGATGGACTAAGTATGCAACAAACACTTTTCAAGGAACCGCAAGACGATTGCACAACTGGGTTGCCTTAGACGGATCTGATTTTTTAGGTATTGGTACTCATTTGAAGTATTATATAGAAGAAGGTCAATCTTTTAATGATATAACTCCTATAAGAAACACCACTGCCGCAGGTGACATAACATTTAGTGCTACCAATGGCTCAACAACAATAACAGTTTCTGATCCTGCTCATGGTGCTAATGAAAATGATTTTGTTACCTTTTCAGGTGCATCTAGTTTAGGTGGTAATTTAACAGCCAATGTCTTAAACCAAGAATATCAAATTACTTCTTTAATAAGTTCTAACTCTTATACAGTTACATCAAGTATAGCCGCCAACTCATCAGATACTGGCAATGGTGGATCTAGTGTTGTTGGTGAATATCAACTTAATACTGGTTTAGATGTAACTGTAGGTGGTACTGGTTGGGGTGCTGGACAATGGGGTGGCACAACTAGTAGTGCTTTAGCAACGACTTTGAACGAGGCTTTAGACGAAAGTGAAACAGGTGTTGATGTTATTGATGAAACAGGAATGAATACAGATGGAGATATTATTCTTGTTGGTAATGAATTGATGTTAATCACTGCATCAGCAGATGACAATACAATGACAGTTACTAGAGGTCATAGCGGAACGGCTGCATCAACTCATGATAATGGGTCATTAGTTAGACTAGCTAAAGGTAACACATTAACTACAGATGATTTTGTAGGTTGGGGTAGTGCAGCTTCAATTACTGTTCCCGGCGCACAGATTAGATTGTGGTCACATGACAACTTTGGTGAAGATTTAATTATAAACCCAAGAGATGGTGGTTTATATTATTGGGATAGATCATTAGGTTTTGCTAATGCTGTTGAGTTAAGTGCAAGTGGTCTTGGAGGAACTAGAACCAGCGTTCCACAAATAGCAAAGCAGGTAATTGTATCTGATGCAGACAGGCACATTATAGCATTTGGTTGCGATGGTTTAGGAGCAACAGCTGGAGCAACAAAGGGTAATGGAGTACAAGATCCATTGTTGGTAAGGTTTTCTTCACAAGAAAATCCTGTTGATTGGTTTCCGACTACAACAAATACAGCAGGAGATTTGAGGCTTGGTGGTGGATCAACCTTTGTACAAGCTGTAGAAACAAAAGAAGAGATACTAGTTTTTACAAATAAAAGCGTTCATTCTATGAGGTTTATTGGACCACCTTTTACATTTGGTATTAAAGAGCTTTCAAAGAATATAACAATTATGAGTTCTGCAGCAGCTATAGCGGTTGATGACTCTGTTTACTGGATGGGTGTTGATACTTTTTATGGATACTCTGGTGGTGGAACTCAACAACTTTCATGTTCTGTAAAAGATAAAGTATTTTTAAATTTTAACTTTGAAGAAAAAGACAAAGTGCATGTAGGTGTTAATTCAGAGTTTAGTGAAATAATGTGGTTTTATCCTAGCGCTAGTTCTACAGAAATAGATTCTTATGTAACATTTAATTACTCTGAGAATGTTTGGTACTTTGGTACGCTTGCTAGACAGGCATGGATAGATAGAGGCATAAGAACATTGCCTATAGCTGCCGGTGATCAGTATTTGTATAATCATGAGACAGGCTATGATGATGATGGATCTGCTATGACAGCTTTTGTTGAGTCAGCTCCAATGAAATTTAGCCAAGATCAGGGCTTTTCTTTTTTAAATGAAGTAGTGCCAGATGTAAATTTCAGTGGATCTACAGCAATAAATCCATCAGTTGACTTTACAATAAAGTCTCAAAGATATTCTGGTTCAGGTATAGAGCAGACATCTACAGGCAATACACAAAGAACAGCAACAAGCCCTGTTGAGATATATACAGAGAAGTTAGATTTTAGGGTTAGAGGCAAGACATTTGCATTAAGATTACAATCAAGTGATATAGGCACAAAGTTTAAGCTTGGAACACCACAAATAAATATAAGGCAGGATGGTAAAAGATAATGTTAGTTTCTACTATACCACAATATGTTTTAGGAATAACAAATGCAAAACTTATTGCACCTACTACTGCAGCTATATTATATAC